CAGGGTGTTAACTCACCCTGGAACCTCTTTTACGCGGATTGCATCATCCGTCCAGCTTGACTGGTTATAAACAAAGAACCGTTTTGGCGTTGACGAGAGACCGCCCGGGTGGCCAACGAGAGGCTGGCTATTGTACTAGCCCAAGGGCTTTGCCCAGTACTACAAAGAATCCATCCCTTAGCTTTTAGTATTATAGTTGTTTTTGATCCTACAATTGATGATCGGTTTTGCCATTTGTTAAAGCTTCAGTCTGAAATACTACCCGATTGACTGTTTGCTGTCTTTTGGCCATCGTTTAAATCCGCTCTTGCGGAACAAAACCTACGAATTATATATGATGCTTTTTGTCTTGTGCATAACATTGACACGCATGCCAGCTCGTTAAGCAGGCCGTGCAGTTTTGAATTGCACGAATGGGGAAAGCTCCCAACAGGCCAGGTGTTTGGCTTGGTGTGTTTTGAGGTAAGCATTCGGCTACGTAATGTTAGTTGGTCACTGTTAAACCAAAGTGTGCGGTTCGGTCCTGAACCGTCGGCGCTGCGGCCCCGGTTTTTTCCACATGGAGGCATGACATACTCGCGATGATACATGAACGTCGTTTGACCCAACTCAATAATACATTTGAGGATTCACGGCTTTGCCGCGTAGTCTTGCGCCCAGGACTTTTGGAACCAACGAGGGCATAAAACCAACAACCCAGCACAACCATACAAAACAACGTTTTGTATTCCCAATACTTTCTTGCAATCAGCAACAACAGCCAACATGTACACCGTATGCTACACACAGCTTCCAGAGTCTGACCGCTTATACCTTGCAACCATCGTTCACAAGTTCTACGAGAAGGACGACAATGCAGTGCACCTTAGGGGCGAGTTTCTGCGGCACGGCTACACGGTTGCCGATGCGCAGGCTGCCTACAATAGCAGAGAGTGCGCCGTGCACAGCACGAAGCGCCGGTACAGGGTGTCGAAGTACACCAACACCCGCACAGCGGAGTTTAACAAGCTCCGTGTGCGGGTGAAGGTGATGCGCCGGGTGAGCAGGAGGATTTGCCGCATTCACTTCCAGTCTCAGCTACCAGACAACCATGTTTGGGTGCAGACTGCGGAGGCTCGGCGTGCTGAGCGCGAGCGCATTCAGCGCAGGGCAGCGAAGGCTGCTGAGCGCATGCTTGAGAAGGAAAAGCTCACAAAAAAAGAACGCAAGGCTGCTGTTTTGCTGGCGCGCGACAAGCGCGATCCAGCATTTCAGAGTGGCATTGGAGTTGGCGCCGCCGTAGGCGCCACTGCCAGCGCTATGGGCTTGCTCATTCTTCGCGGTTTGAGCAAGCACATAAAAAAGAAAACAGATGAGGTCACGAACTACATCGAAGAAATAAAACGCTTCGTTGCCAACGCGTCCTCAACTTTCAAGAAGTACCTTGGCGCAGCCTCGTGGTTTGTTCCGCTTGTCATGCTGCTTTGGTACTTCCTCAAAAAAACAAAACACCAGAACATGTTGGTGCAGATTCCGATTTGCGCCTACGTTGCGAGGGTGGTAGGGCCTAAGATGTGGGCTCTCATCTCCGATTTCTTTCCCGGTGGAGGTGGTACTGCTCAGGTTGGCTCTCAGTCAGCCAGGGCGTCGGTTCAGGCCGAGTTTCAAAGTGGCGCCATGCACGGCGCGGCTGAGTTGCTTACGGTCCTGACCACATTTTCAATCTTCAAAAAAAGACTTGGGCCTCGAGAGGTCACAGAGTTCGCAAAAAGAATTTCCGTTTTTGACCGTGTCAAGCAGGGCTACGAGTCGTTCATTGATTGGGCCATGCGTGGCTTTCAGTCCATTGTCAACGGCGTGCGAACCATGTTCGGCAAGGAGCGCGTTGCGCTTTTCAACGATTCTCGCAAGCCAGCACTTGACTGGATGCGTGAGGTCGATAAGGCCTATGCGCAGCACAATACTGCCACCGCACCAAACACAACCGAGGAGCTTAACAAACTCGTCAAGTTGGTTGTCGACGGCAACGCTTTCAAGGACCTCTACCGCGGCACTCCCATGTCGCGGCAAGTCGATGATTCGTTGGCTCGTGTTGTCTGCCTTTTGCAGCCCCATTTGGGCGCGCTCAACGCGCGTAACAACTTTCGCCAGGAGCCCGTGAGTGTCATGCTTGTCGGTGCCCCTGGTGTTGGTAAGACGCTCATTTCCATGGCTGCGTGCATCACCATCATGACGAAGAGCGGCCTTTTACCAGAGGTCAGCTTTGAGAAGGCGGCGGAGAACATTTGGCAGAAAGGTTGCAGTGAGTTTTGGAACAGCTACTCCAACCAGATGTGCGTGATCATGGATGACGCATTTCAACAGCGTGTCGACAAAACAAACCAAGACAATGAGTTCATGAACATCATTCGTATGGTGAGCTCTTGGTCCATGCCTCTCAACATGGCGGACCTTGCGTCGAAAGGAAAAATATTTTTTGGCTCCAAGCTCGTTTTTGGCACGACCAATTTGGCAAGCATCGCGAGCGAGGCTCGTGTTGTCCTGCAGGAACCTGAGGCTGTCGCGCGGCGCATCAACTATGGCTACAGGCTGCACTTGTTGCCTAAGTATATGAACTCGCGCGGCCACCTTGACATGGGACTGTACGAGAGCGAACAGCTCTACGCTGCAGCGCATGGTACTGATGTTGGCCGTTTCCCATGGCATATGTGGGAGGTGTCCAAGCATGATTTCATGTCTGGCATCACGGACCCCGTTCGTCGGCCCATGCTTGACCTCATCATGGACATCGCAGATGAGCTTCGCTCACGTGGGAGCAATTTCACGGCCAGTGAGACTTGTATGCGAAGCTACGTTGAGGGCTTGGCCAGCTCGGTGCAGCAGCCTCCAGTGCCATTGTCACCCACCAGTTGGGTGCAGTCTGCGGCACCCCAGCCTTCATCAGCTACGCTTGACGTTGAGCCTCAAGGTGGACTGCGGTTGTGGCGAGGACTTCACAAGGAGATTCCCAGACCAGGTCAGGCGCGTGCTGCATTTTTGGAGGATTTTGAGGACTTCATGTCGACTGCGGAGGATGCTCAAGCATGGTGGATGGGCTGGCTTAGAGGAGCCGGCCTAGTTGCCGTTGCTGGCGTTGGGATTTACGCTGGATTTAAGTTCGTCTCATGTGCTCTCAAGGGCATTTGGGTCGCGCTGAATTCTTTGTTTAACTCACGCTCAAACGTGGTAACACCGACGGAGCAAAGCAACAGGCCCGTGGGGGTCAAGTTGTCTCCCAGGGAGCGCAAGGCTATACTCGCGCAGTCGGCCAATGATGCCGTTCAGAACAACATCTACGCCAATTCCTACAAGTTCTATTCCTTCACGGATGGGACGATGCTGGGGATTATTGGCCAGGTGCAGTTTTTGAGGGCTGACATTGCCGTCATGCCGGCGCACTTCACGAGGGAGATTGCAGCTGCCATTGCTGATGGGCGCTTCAATTCAACGACGATGTTGACTCTTCGTAGCGCCGTAAATTATCAGCACGCTGTGCATATTTCACCTGCTAAGTTTTTGAGCTTGCCTCGTGTCCTGTGCAAGGAGCGTGATCAGGAGTTTGTCAAGTTTCAGGACGTGCGAGCGCACCGGGACATAGTCGCAAACTTCATTAAAGAGATTGACGTCAAGTATTTGGGCAATCAGACCGCTACACTGGACATTTGCAACATTGATGCGGATACGGGCACTGTTTCTAGGCGCACGTGGGTCGCCCACCGCGTGAGCGTTGGGAAGAATTTGGTTGTTGCGGGCGAGAATGTTTCCAGGTTTGTGCAGTATGGTGCTGGCACTGTGCCAGGTAATTGTGGGGCTCCCCTTTGTCTCAATGACAACTCCCGCTTTAGTGGTCGCACCGCCATTGGCGTCCACATTGCGGGAGCTCGTCAGTGTGCTCTTGGGTTCGCCACGATTGTCACGCAGGAGGACATCCGCGTAGCCATTGAGAAGCTTGGAGGTGCCGTTGAAGACAAGTTTGAACAGGATTTGTGTGACCGCGGCATTTCCTTTCAGAGCGGTGATGAGTTGCCATTTGCGACCGCTGGCTCTTTTCTGCCCCTCGGTACAGTTTCGATTCCGGTCAATTTGTGCCCAAAGTCCAAGTACTACCAGGTGGAGAGGATGTTTGGCCGCTTCGGAGAGTGCTTGGATCGCCCGGCGGCGCTGAGTCCGGTGATGCGTGACGGGGAACTTGTTTACCCCATGGTCAATGCCATGGCACCTTATGCCAGCCCTTTGATGCTCTATGAGCAAGAATGGCTGCCACAGGCTGTTTACTTGGCGTTCACTAAAGTCGCCATTGCCACAGAGGGCTCTTCCAGGGCCATCTACGACTTTCAAGAGGCTGTGCAGGGCATTGCGCAAGCCAAGTTTCGCGCTGTACCCAAGGGCACTTCAGCAGGTTACCCTTACGTCCTTGAGCACAAGGATGGGAAAACCGCCTTCTTCGGTCGGGACGGTGTCAATCAGATTGACACTCCATTGGCTCTTGAGCTGAAGGAGCGCGTGGATTACATCATTGAGAGTGCGTACGACGGTGTGCGGTTGGCTCACGTTTTTCAGGACTTTTTGAAGGATGAGTTGCGCTCGCCGGCGAAAGTTGATGCCGTTGCAACGAGGCTCATTTCTGCTGCTCCGTTAGATTACACTGTCGCTGTTCGGCAGTACTTCGGAGCATTCAGCGTGGCCTTGATGACCAACACAATAAAGACGGGCATGGCGCCAGGAATTTGTGCGTACAGCGACTGGAATGAGCTTGCGATTCATTTGCAGGCCAAGGGTCCAGACGTGTTCGATGGAGATTTGAAGCATTTCGATTCCGGAGAGCAGCCTACCATTTTGCGTCTGTTGCTCGACGGCATCAACAAGTGGTATGACGATGGCCCTGAGAATGCTCGGGTGCGGGAGGTCTTGTGGCTGGACCTTATGCATTCGCGGCACATTGGAGGCCTCGGAAAGGACCAGCGGTACATATATCAGTGGAACAAGTCTTTGCCTAGTGGTCATCCGCTGACGACGATTGTCAACTCGCTCTACTGCCTCGTGTTGCTCATTGGTTCGTACATATCCTGTACCAAGGATTTGACGGGCTTTTGGGACCAGGTGTCGCCCATCACGTATGGTGACGACAACGTTTCCAACGTGTCCCGCGCGATGTCTGACCTGTACAATCAGGTGAGCGTTTCGCAGGCCATGTTGCGAGAGTTTGGAATGGTTTACACGCCGGGCCGAAAGGACGGTTTGTGGAAGCCTATTTCCACACTTTGTGAGGTGACTTTTCTCAAGCGCGGTTTCCGCATTGACGGTGGTCGCTGGGTCGCCCCTCTTGAGCTTGGCAGCTTCCTACACACATCTTATTGGTGCAAACGGCCTCTTGAGGAGGAGGAGCACATTAAGGTGATGTTGGAGCTCGCGCTTGAGGAGCTTTCCATGCACCCGGAGTACGAGTGGGGCAAGTATAGTGCGCTTATTATTAGCGCTATGGAGGAAGTCGGACACCGGCCCCGCGTTTTGCCTGAGAAGAAAGAGTATCTGCGCCTTGTTCAAACAAGGACAGACAACTACTACTGAGAAGGCTAATATTGTAGTATTTTTAACTGACGCTGAATTGTCTACTTTTGACGGTTTAACGCAGCAGCAGTTGATTCTGGCTTTGATGCTCAGGTCTCTGTATCTGCAGGCTTTTCCTCGCGTTTTTCGCCGCTTGCCTCGTGCGGCTCGCGTGGTATATTGAACTTTTTGCGCATATACGCATTGAGGCGCTACAAATGTATTGTTTCGTAATAGCGTTTCGGTGGACAGGGCGTAGAATTATAATCGTGCTTTTTAGCTTACTACTCAGGGTCGATATCCAGAGAAACGAAACTACCTGTGGTGATGGGGACCTCACCACATGGGTAAAACTGTCCTGCTTCAGTACAAGAATCTTCTAACAATGATGTTTTGCTGCGTGATAGTCTGCAAGACTGTAATAACATTGAATCTTTAACTATCAACTCCACCCCTGAGGTTATGGGTAAGACTGCCTTCGTTCAGGAGGCTTGTGAGACGGTCTCAGTGCTTGGTGCCCACTATAAACCACCAGTGGACCTGCAGCCACAAAAGGAACTGCAGGACCTTTTCCAGTATTACAAGCGTCCGCGTATTATTAGCGTTGGTAATATTACACTTGGTACTAGATTGCCTTTGTTTCTTAACCAACTGAACCCCAATGAGATTTGGACGCTGGCCTCAGGAGATTCCCGTAGAATTCGAGGAGCGTATGGAGCGCGTTTCACACTTGTTTTTACTTTGGAGTTGAACGCTACGCCATTTACACAGGGCCTTGCTGCTCTGTCGTTCCAGTACGATGATGGTTCTTCCATTATTAGGAACGTTTCTTGTCAGGCTACCAATTTGCCTCATGTTCGACTCGACCCAACAGTTTCTAGTATGTGCACTTTGCGTGTTCCGTTCATGTCAAATGACGACTTTAGATGTATTACAGACACTGATCCGTATGGCTACGTTATGCTCCACACTATCTTGCCTTTTGATAATGATGGTAGTGTGAATCCCACGTGGAAGTTGTTCATGCACATTGAGGACATTCAGTTGTTCGGTGTGCTGCCAACTGAGCAAAGCACTTTGACTCCACCGGCACAAATGCTGGCTTCTGAGCCTATTGACATTCCGGTTCAGAAAGCTGTTGCAGCAGCTTCCATTTCTCGTGGAGTTGTTTCGCCCTTTGCGCCTGCGCCTAGGCTGGCTCGCACGTCGAGCCTGATACGCACCCCACCAGCAGCGTCGATTTTGGACGCTGTTGACGGTGCTGCCACTGCAGTTGGCCTTATTCGTGACGCCACATATGCTATGGTTGGAGATTCCCAATATACGCCAAAAATAGCGTTCCAGTCCGGACTTGGGGGTCCGGTTACTGGTGAATTTGAGACGGAGACCCACCCTTTCAGTTCCGGTGTTCATGCCGCTTCACGTGTTTTACATTGGTTGGCTAGGGGAGTTCCTTCAATCTCATCCATTGCCGGCCCCACCTCTTGGGCATTGGGCAAGGCTGCCGGAGTGATTCGTTACTTCGGTTTTTCCAAGCCTACCATCACGGACCCTCCTCAGAGGGTGTTTGCTACCACTTCTGTTCTTGAACATAATGTTGATGTCG